ACCCGGCGCATATTACAAACTGGAAAATGTCGAACGGCAGTTTTATTGCGTTGAGCAATACGCAAATGGCGACCGTCAACAATGACATCACGACGTTCGTGCAATCCTGCTTTACGTGTGAGGGTACGACGGCGAGCGGCATCATTGGCGGCACGATCACCACGCACGCGCAAGTCGACGCGGCATTTGCCGCAATCTCCAACGTTGTTCCTTAGACATGGCGACCGTCAACATCACCGTTGAGAACGACGCGGATTTTTACCGCACGTTTCAATATGTCATGGCAACCGCTGGCACTCCTATCAACATCACCGGGGCATCTCTTGAGATGATGCTGCGCCGTCACGCCGAGGACGCTGATGCGGTATTGCGGCTCGGCACCGACACCGGAGAAATCGTGCTGATTGATCCCGTCAACGGTTTATTTACCGTTTTGATTACGCAAGACACGCTCGCGCATTTGGCACTTGGCAGTTATGACCATTCCAACATCATGACGCTTGGAGGATTCAAGACAAAAATCTGGAGTGGCACGCTCATCAACAATGCAGGGCCAACGCGATGAGCGCGGTCGAGATTATCACCGACGCTAACGTCACCATTACCGCCGATGAGGCCGACACCGTTGTCGTGCTCGCTGCCGACGACGTTGAGACAATAGCAACCGGCGAGCAGGGGCCACCGGGGCCACCGGGAGCGCCGGGAGGGCCACCGGGGCCGCAAGGGCCGACCGGGCCGCAAGGGCCGACCGGGCCGCAGGGTCCGAAAGGCAACACAGGTGCCACCGGGCCGCAAGGGCCAGCAGGACCGAACGGCTCGACAGGGCCAATGGGACCAGCGGGAGCCGATAGCACTGTACCCGGACCAGCAGGACCGGCAGGGCCAACCGGTGCAACAGGGCCGCAAGGACCGGCTGGCGTAGACGGTGCGGGTGCACCTGCTACCTCGCCGCCGCTCATGGACAGCGTTGCGGCGGTCGGCACCTCGCTTCTATTCGCGCGCCAAGATCATATCCACCCGAGCGATACGTCGCGGGCGGCGGATGCCGTTGTCGTCAAGACAACCGTGCAAGCATTAAGCGCCGCGCAACAGCAACAGGCGCGGCAAAATATTGTCGCCGCGCCGTTCGACGCGATGGCTTACAGCGGCTTGCAGATTAACGGTGGCATGGAGGTGAGTCAGGAATTAGGCACTACAGGACGCGGGACACCCGGCTATGTCTGCGATGGCTGGACGGCATCATGGGGCGGCACAATGCTCATTGCCGCCGCTCAATACACCGCGCCCTATGTTCCCGGCTTTCCCGGCCTCGTGTATCTTACCGTCAATACGGCACAAACAACGCTCACGGGTACTGATCTTGCTTATTTCATTCAAACAATTGAAGGGCGACGCATAGGGCGCTTGGCTTGGGGTAGCACCTATGCACAACCGATCACGATTGCATTCTGGACCTCGCACGTTCGTCCCGGCCTCTACAGTGTCGCAATGCGCAATGCTGCAGCCAGCCGATCCTATGTTGCGACCTATACCCAAAACGCGGCCAGTACTCCGCAATTTAACGTCATCACCATTCCCGGTGACACGGCGGGGACTTGGAACACCGACAATACTGTCGGGGCGAACTTGTCATTTACGATGGCTTGCGGACCAACCTTTACCGCACCGGCAGCAAACACTTGGTACAGTGCAAATTATGTATCCGCGCCGGGGCAGGTGAATGGTGTGGCGGCAACGACCGACGTATTTCGTATTACCGGAGTCATCGTTCTTCCCGGCAGTGAGGCTCCAAACGCCGCGCGTTCGCAATTCATCATGCGGCCTTACGATCAAGAATTGGCAATGTGCAAGCGCTATTATGAAAAAACATCCACAGCTATATTTCGCGCTCCTGTTGCCGGAAATTTGTTCTATTGGTTGCCATACTTGTCGAAACGGGTAGCACCAACAGCATCGTTGGCAAATATAACTTATAGCAACAGTTCTGCTGCTGCTGTTGCAAACATGGGTCTCAACGGCTGTGAAATATCTTTTACAGCTACGAGTCCCGGTGGCTATATTGTAGCTGACGCTATCTTTGACGCGCGACTGTAATGGCAGATTATCAACTCACCGCAACCGACATTGTGATCCGCACCGAGGACGGCGCCAGCATTCCCAATGATCCGGCGAACCGCGACCGCGCCGAATATGAGCAATGGCTGGCGGACGGCGGCGTGCCCGATCCCGTCGCGACCGAGCCGTTGCCACCCGATCCCGCACCGGAAACGACCGTACTCTACGACCATGAAAACCGCATCCGCGCGATTGAAGGTCAACCACCATTAACTATGCAAGATTTTATAACTAAGATTAAATGAATGGAAATACGAACGCTCATCGCAGTCTGCTTCGTGATGGTGCTGCTTGGCGCGGCCATTGTCTATTCGAAAGGTGATGAGCCGTTGCGTCCTGTTTGCGTTACCGATGAAGACCGCGTTCATATTCGAGCGCAGGTTCTCGCAGCCGTTGACGAGGCGTTCAGAGACAACATGAAACATTTATTTACCAGCTGGCTTAAGGATGCACGCGATCAGCCTAATCGTGCGTCTGCCGGATTGCAGAATTCTATTGTTATTTATCAACGCGCCAGAGCTGACGCGCTAAAATGGACACCACCGAGTTGCTAACAGGAGACTTAAATGAAACGGATGATCCTTGGAATTATTTTGATGACGTTGCTGCCAGCGGCTGCAGACGCACGCCGTGCGCACGTACGTATTTATAAGGAGGCTCCAGCGCAGGAGCCAGCACGAGCAATGCCGCTAGCAGTAGTGCCGCCGTTTGCCGTGGCAATCGATCTGGTGCGGCGCACGTCATGCGATCCCACGATCGCGGTGGCAACTGGTCCGGACGATCCAGGCTTTACGTCGCACCCGGTGGGCAACTACCTGATCCCTGCGATCTACCGCAGCGAGTGTGGAGCGCAACCGAAGAGGTGAAGCCATGGCATTACGGCTCAAGGGAAAGGTCTCGTGGTTCGGTGGACCGAATGATAAAGGCGTCGCGCCAGACGAAGGGCTAGCGTTCATTTATGAAGTAGAGATGGCACCGCATTTATTTTTACCAACGCAGCCACCCGGCACTACGGGTTTAGCGAGACGCTTAAATCCCTACGTGCATTTTATCGCGTGCCGCTGGGACTACGATATTTATCCGAAGGACCAAATAATAAAAGAACTGGCAGTCATTCGCGCCGTCAAGACGCAGGTCGTGCTGACAGCTTTCCCGGCTGACTGGGGACCGCATTCAGATACAAATAGGGTTGCGGATATCAGTGAAGGCTTGATGTTCGATTTGGGGATCACGACTGATGATGAAGTAGAGGTTGCGTTAATGAGCGAGCTGCGTCCTGCCGTGATTAAAGGACCGCTGGTTTGAAATTAGGTGTTGTGCAAATCGCGTTGCTGATAATCGGGATCGTCGTTGCCGTTTCAATCGGTGTGCGGCTTTCTGGTTATTATAACTGCTGCTGACACCAACGTCGTCGGCTTTGGCACCGACAGGAGGCAGTCCCTCCGGCTGCCTCCCTCTTTCCTTCCTACCCGACTGGCCGCTGTGGGCACCCCTCGCAGCGGCCTTTTTTATTTGCGTGCGCCGTAGTCAGGACACGGCAGCAGCTCCGTACGATCTCGCGCCGCGCGGGACGCTTTGGGACGCTGCTGCACCCGTGCCAGTTTCATGCGCTTGCGCGTTGCCCAGCTCTTGCGGGACGCGGCGCTATGGTCTCGTTTTTTCTGCATGTTGAATATCCCTGATTAGAACGTGTCTGCCATCGCGGGCAACACAACCGAGTTCATGGTTGTTTCGTATAAATCCGCCAACGTAACCACGCGGCTTACAGAATTCTGTGGTGATATATCTGTCTGTCCGCAGCGCATAAAAATAAAACCAGCAGCCACCGGCAATTAATAATGCCGCGAGGATGCTGGTTGTGATAACGTCTTCTTTATTCATGAAAAGAAACCCGCACGAAGGTTGTGGCGCTTTGGTAAGTGGGAGTGTAGAAGTCTCCAACAGACTTTAGCTCCTCCGTGCGGGTCCATAACGGCCGTTAGGCCGCTATTAGTTTTTGATCCCAAGCGGATTTATATTTCCGCTTGCGATTGCGCATCGCGAGATACGCTCCACCGATTGCACTGGCAAAACCCCAGATCGCTCCAGGGATCGGTGTCTCAGCAAACGTGCTGAGGTTGCCGCCGTAGCCAGCATCGACACCTGCGTTGCCGGTGATCAGCAAATAATAGCTGCCACCAGAGAGTACCGCTGAACCGCCAAACACTTGACAGTTCGGGATACCAACGCATGCCGCTGCTAGTTCAGGACCGAGTACAACGAAGTCGTCACCACCACCGGGTACGCCGTTGGGTCCGTCATTCACTACCGCACCTTGAAAGTTGGTAATGAATTGCGGGTCGCCAGACGCAAACGTATTGGTAGCAAACGCAATGGTCAGGACCTGCGCACCGACAAGATCAAACGTGTAGATGTCGGCAAACAATCCTGAACCTCCTGCTCCAGTACCGGGATTGGTATTGGAGAAGGCACCGGCTCCAGACGTGGGGTTAGTCCCCAAGCTGGAGACGGTATCGGCCATCGCACCCGCCGACATGGCGAGTACGGTAGCCGCAGCAAGCAGTAGTTTCTTCATCAAACACTCCTTGCAAGGTTGCCTCTAGGCCGCAACGATCGCTGCAGCCTTCTTACGCCTACGCAGCAGCAACGCGCCACCGCCTAGAGCGCTACCAAACAGCCAGACGGCTGCTGGAAGCGGTGTCTCACCCGGTGGAGAGCTGAACGGTGTCCCGTTCG